GAAAATGTCGCCCATTACAGGAACCTCGCAACCTGGTTGGGATCGGGTGCCATGTTGATGAAGGCGGGAATGATCGTCGCGTATCCGTCCACCACGGGACCGAGCGCCCACGGCTGATAATCCGCGACTTCATCGGCCATCGGGCCGACGCGCCGCCCTTCGGGAAGGCCATGCCCCTCGACATAATCGAAAGCGTAGATCGGGAGACCGTCAGGTAGCGTTCCCACGCGTTCCACGTTCGTCTTGAGACGCCGATCACACGCAAGCGCCATGAGCGCGAACAGGTCTTTGCCCGCGTTGCCGGTGTCGCTGGACCCGGATCCTTTGCTGTATTGACCAGCGTTACCAATGAGGCTGCCAGCACCAAGCGATGTCTTGGCCAGGTCGGAAAGCTGACCGAGATAATTCCCGTAAGCCGAGCTGCCGACTTGCTGACCGTATTTGGTCAGTGCTTTCAGGGTCGAACCGGAGTCCAGCAGCCCCCGAGCCGCGGCGTTGTTCGTGATTGCCCGCGAGCCGGAATCGAGCTGGAAATTGTAGCCGGTCGAGTTGAGATACTTCTGGAACGCTTGCGGGTCGCCGCCACCCAATCCCAAAAGCCCAGCCATTTCACCCGTCGTTCCCGTTTCGAGGTTCGCGGTCGGCGAGAAGGTCGAGGTGATATAGGGATAGGCGTTGTTGCCGCTCTGGCTTTTCTGGCTGGAACCGCCGAATAGCCCCTGAAATACATCGCCCAAGGTGGTCGCTCCGAATACCTGACATGGAGCGCTCGGAGCCTTGGGTAAGGCGAGCGGAGGACTAGCTTATAGCATGGCAGATTCGTGAGGAAGGTTAGTGATTTGACAGAGCCTCACTCGCCCAATTGGCCTGTCTGCTTCGCCGTCAAACCTGAATCCGAGTTTGCGAACGAACAGCGCAACCTCTCGTTTCGGTGTCTCACCTCTGATGACTTGCGCCCCGTAGTCGCTGAACATCGCATTGAGCATCGCCTTTGCGCGCTCCAGTGCGGTTCTGCCGCGCGACGAAAACCAGATGTGGCCCATGAACACGCCGCCACCAAGCGCTTCGAACATCGAAAGGTCTGGACCTTCTCCCAGGGCCACGTTCTCGGGATTTGAGAGCCATTCGGTCGCAGAAAAGTGCAGATGCCGCCATTCTGGAGGCACGTTTGACGCAAGCAGGGACGCCAGTTCCAGCGGATCGGTTACGCGCTCAACCACCTAAGCGGGCGATCTCGGCCTTGATCGCTTCGACACTCTCGGTGTAACCGGGAAGCGGCTTGCCGTCAGGTCCGGTTCTGGCCTGAAGCTTGGCTTTCAGTCGTTCAAGGCGCGACATTGTGCCAGTATAGCACTGCTCACGCTGGAATGAGGTTAGCCATTTGCGGTTCGTTCAATTCGCGTTAGGTTGCGCGGGTCGAAAGCGCGAATGAGGTCAGTTACCAAATGTCCAGCAGCAATGACGACTTACTCAAGGGCCTCTGGCACGCCCATAATGCGCGCGAACAGGCGATGGAGGCCGCCAGGCGAATATCTGCGACGAACTTGAGACAGGCCAACAAGCTCGCAAAAGCCGCTCGCCTGATAGACTCCGTTACGGAGAAACTTCGCGCGGAGATCTAGCGGGCAAAAACATAAAGCGATCCACCGGTCAGGTTTCCTCCGGCGCTATTGATGAGTTGGATCGCGTTGATGTCGGACGCGCTGGCTACGAACAAAACTTCACCGATGCCGCCCGTGTTGTTGAATATCCTTTTAATCGGCCCCTTTAGATTTGAAACGGTGCCAAGGACGGTAAGAGCCGTCGTGGCGTTAGTGGTTGTCGCCATCATGGCTCCAGCATTGCTTTCAGTTCCGTTGGCCTGTGGCCGAACGTAATTGCCCGATGAGGAAAAGAAGTTGGTGCCTCCGTCAACCGATGCAAGAATCTGACGTATCCCGGAGACTGAAGCTGTAACCGAGCGTGCTATAATCAATAACTCATTGTAGCTCCCAAGGCCGGTAACATTGACGTTCGCGACGTTGGTTGAGAACGTCCATGTTGAGCCTGTCGTAGATGCCCCGCTCTGGTCAACGAGCGTCCATGCCGCAGAGCCGCCGCCACCGACCGCCGAAATAACGCCAGCCGAAGAGGTGATTGTCGTTCCGTCTACCTTGACCAACCCGAACTGCGTTGAGGACGCTTTCTGGATGGCCGGGGCAGCATCCGACCGCATGAAGGTTGTCGCCGTTCCATTTACCGCACTATCGGAAGCTGTAGCCGTGGGGTTGGCCGCGGACTGGTCGCCGGTATTTGTGCCCGAGAGGTTTGATCCGGTTACGGTTCCCGTGGCTGCTACGCTTGATGGCGTTATCGCCCCGAGGGTGAGGGTGATCGCAGGAGTTGTGGTCGAAGTTGCGACCGTGCCGCTAACTCCGTTGGCGGTCGTTACACTGACGCTTGTGACCGTCCCGCTGCCACCACCACCGGAGCCGTTCGCTGCCGCCGTGACTCGCCCCTGCGCGTCCACGGTGATGTTAGCGCTGGTGTAGCTCCCGGCAGTCACGCCGCTATTGGGAAGGCTGAGCGTAGGATTGCCGGAAACGCCGTCGCCGTTCGTGACCGTGATTTGTCCGCTGGTCCCGGTGATGGTTCTGCCGGTGAACGTATCGGCTGCCGTCTGGGTAAGAAGGCCGTTCGTGTTGAACGCCGCAAGGGCCGTCAGCGTCGAGTCCAACGGCTGCGCGCCGATGGTGTTGTAGGACACCGTGATCGCTGCCGATCCATCGAACGTGGAACCTGATGCGGCTCCTGACCCGGCATTGTTGAAAGTGAGCGCGTGGGTTGTCGTTCCGCCTCCCGTCCCATTCGAGGCAGCTGTAACGTGCCCGTCCGCATCCACCGTGACATTCGCGTTGGTGTATGATCCCGCCGTGACCCCGCTCGCAGCGTGGGAAAGTGTGAGGTCCGACGTAAGCTCACCACCCCCTTCGATTGGAGACGTGGTGTTGATCGTCCGCGTTTGTGGAACCGCAGCATCAGCCGTGGATTGCGCCGTCTGCGCTGCCGTCAAAGCGAACACGGGATTGGCGACAAGCTGCTGCCACAACATCTGAAAGGCGGGCATGACGCCGCCGTTCTTGTCTACCAGCTTCTCCCCAACCTGGAGCGGCCTGATCTTGAAGAAGTTCATCGCATGTTCGCCCCGCCGAAGCGAACCGTCGCGCCGTCATCGGTGAAGCGGAACAGCCTTCCGGGAGCCTTCATCTGCCCCAAAGCACGCCATTCGACTGTCGCGGTGTAATCTGCGGCCGCAACAGTATTGGAGCCACAGTTCATCCATGTTTGCCCGAGATCGTCGCTGATCTCCAAGGTGATCGAAGCCCCGGTCTGGGTCGGGCTTCCCAAAGCAAGGTCTATGGCGACGGCGTTGCAGGGAACGGAATCACGGCCCGTCACCTGTATGCCGCCCATGACAATGTGGGAGATTTTGTCGTCACCGGTTGTCGAGCGATCATCACGGCCTATCGAGGTGTCCAGCCTCCACAGCGTCCCGGTTGCGTCGTCGCCCGCAACAATGTCCGTATTAGCAATGCCGAAGTCGTTCGCTCCGACCCAGTTCTGGCCGATATGCGCTCGCCAGTTGGTCCGTCCCGGCGTCGTCCAGTCCGACCACATGCCGGTCTGCATGTCGTAAACTAGCGAGTAATTCGGCCCAAGCCGAAGAACGTAGAAGTCGTGCCCGTCGAGGCTGAACGCCCAGCTGCGAAGCGTCAGACTGCCATCAACAACGCCGTCTCCGCTCCCGTCTGGTGGCGTCTCCATCTCGTATAGCCACAGCTTACCGACATTCTGAAGCGGCTCGTCGGGATTGTCGGGCTGGAAGAATCCCGATCCATAGGACTGCCCGATGAAGGCTTGGCGCGTGTAGAGATATTCCGCACCGGCAGCGTCATGGGAGATGGAAACAGACGATCCATAGGTCTCGGTGTAAGTGTCATCGCCAGCGTGCCAGTCAGTTAGGTCATAGCTCGCCGTGAGGGACAAAGTAGAGGTCGAGAAGAAGCCATATTTCCGGTCCGGGTCCGTGCCGGTCAAAATCCACGCCGAAGGATCGGGCTGCGGAAGGGCCCTCAACGCGAAGAACGTCGAATTGGTTGGAATGAAGCCGACCGACAAGCCCCACTTGCAGCCGGAGGGAGCGGTGGCGCTGATGTCCTGAGCAGTTACCGTTCCAGCGGTAAGATCCAGCTTGATTAGGTAGTCGCATTGAAGTGGCGGGTAGCCGAGCGAGTTGTCGCGCCGGACCGATTGAAACCATCCGCCGACAAACGAGCCGTCAACGAACGTCCCGATCAAGCCGCCGGGATTGTAGACAGCCGGGGCATAGGAGTAAGCAGGAAGCCCCGTGAACGTCTGATCGGCCGTGTATGGGCTTGCGCCCGTCACGTCGGTTATGCGCTTGAGGTAGCAGGTGGAAATAGCCGCTCCGAGGACATTCGGAACGCCGTAAATCCAGATGTCGCTATTGGCGTCCTGAAAGGCCCCATTGGGAACGAAGGTGAGGCTTTCGTTGCTGTAGGTCGATCCGTCCCAGATGTGATAATCTTCCGGGTGAAATCCGCTTTCCGTAGTTGCAGCGATGAGAACGACGCGCTGAGTTCCGTCCGACAGTGTGAAGTTTTGCCCGAACGCCCATAAAGAGGGATCATCGGTCCCGCTCAACGTGAAGCGAAGCTGCGGACTGGTTCCGATTTCCCCCAGTGGAAGCTCGTAAATGTCTCCGCTAGTGTCTTGTCCGGTCGCCCAGATAGAGCCCTTATCATCAACGAAGATGATCTTGTTCGTTCCCGCAACCCACAAGGGATTGCCGAGAATGTCGATGTCGCCAACGTTGAGGTTCTGGACGACTGTTAGCGTGTGAAGGTCCGCGACACACAGTGTCGGGTCCGTATAGTAAGCGGACGCAGCGTAACGGTCGTTCGGACTGAGGAAGTAGAACGATGACATGAACGCAGCGTGATACGGCGTGATGGCACTTGCATCCGTCTGGTCGCGGTGATCGACAACGCGGTTTACAGATAGCGTCATGCCGCCCTCTGCGCGTTGATGGCTTCCCGTATTCGCTGGGTGATCTGCGGCGTCGAAATGACTCTCGGGCCGTCAGTGATCGCGTAAACGGTCCCGTCCGTGCCGCAGGCGATCACGGTCCCGTCCTTCATTTTGACAATGGTTCCGGGCCAGATGCCCTGATCGAACAGGCGCCCCTGCTGGCGAAGGAACGGCGCGTCCCCGTCTCCAGTGACAACCCAGACTTCGTTTGAGTCCGAACCCGGAAGCCAGAACTGGTCCCCGACGATCTTCACTTCCCACGCAGGATCGGGAGACCTCTCGGCAGTCGCAAAGTCGAGAGCGTCGATTGTGACCGATCCCGGTTCGATCCAGTAGAAGCGACCGTTCTCGCCTTGGTTCTGTGCAACCACACATATGCAGAAGCCGTCGATCACTCCAACGGAGACGATCCCTAAGTTATCGGGCACGGTTATCGTGTTGAACGCGGTTCCGCCGCCTCCTGCGAGCGTTGCCGCACCCCAAGCTCCGTTCGCCATCGTCTCGGTCGTGGCGATGCTGTTGGCGTCCGTTCCCGCCGTCCTTGCTCGGATCGTGATGTAAGTGTCTGTCGTGTTGTCGATCTCGACATCGGGATGCGGCTCAATCGCAGCCGAGTATTGAGCGGCCGTGCCATCGTCATTGATCGCAGCGGCGAGATTGGCGAGCGTATCGGCTGTATTCGAGCCAACGAGAACAAGCCAAGGCGAACCAGACGATCCATCGGCAGATGGAGTTAGATCGGTCGCGAACTTGTAGTGGATCGAGCCGATGGTGACGGTTTCGCCGGAGGAAATCGACCCCGATGCAGTAAGTGTGCCGCGTGCGTAGTCGTTCTCGGTATAGTAATAGAGCGCCGAGCCATCGGCGACGAACAGGTATATGTCCGTTGCGGCCATGCTGACGAAGCCGGTCCGCGTGGTGAGTGCACCGATGTTGGTTATTACGGCGCCGCCCGGAGTGGCCTTGTAAACGAGTGTGCCGGCGACGAAGAACAGCGCTTCTGAGAATGATCCCGGCTGCGAATAGACCTGCCGGATAGCCCCATCTGGTCCGTTCCACCACGTCCTGAGACAAGGGCGAGAGAGTAACGCGACCTGATCCTGCTGGTTGGTCGGATCGGCCTCGAAATAGCGGTTCTGGAGCGGAATGACCGGCTCCCCCGCTACCGTCCGGCTTAGGTCGGTTCTGCCGAGCGGGATACGCATTTACGGCCTGCCGAAATTGAAAGCCGTGTTGCTTTCTGAATAGAACCCGCGCCGTTGGTGAAGCAGGCCAAGCAAAGGCTCGTTCGGACGGCTAGGCTTGCGATACCTTGCTCTCAGAGCCGCCCCGACGCTCTGATAGGTGGCAACGCTTTCCTTCGCGGTAGCAGCGCCATTTCTAGGATTGAGGCGCATCGCCAGACCGATGATAAAGTAGTCGTCATACTCGACCGGGAACGGCATGGTATCCGTGAGCTGTAGGCTGGTGATCTTGGTCCAGTTCGCCGTGTCAGAGCGGTAAATCCACTGCCGCGCATCGCCGCTTGTCGAGAGTGTGAGGCTGGTAGCGCCCTCAATCGTGCGCCCGTTCGCGTCTAGTGTGAGGTTATTGGTCGCGAGATTGTTTGCAGCGTCGGCAAAAGCGAGCCGCTGGCCTTCATAAGGCATGGGATCGAGCTTGAGCGTCTGAGCGCCGTTCAAATTGAGGATCAGCCGCGCATTATCGGGAATCCACGGGCTGACGCAGATCGACTGGTCGTAATTGCCGCCGAGATTGATTTCCCCAAGCTCTTCGCCGGTCTCGAACGCGACACAGGCGAGGAACAGCGAGGTAAGAAGCGGTAGCGCCTCATTCTGCTCATTGGTATTCGGCGTCCGCACCAGCGGGATAAGCTGGCTTTCCCGATAGGCCCGCGTGATGATGTCTGAAACGAGGGTCATGTGAAGCCCTCGCTATTTCTTGCCCTTGCGCTTGCCCTTGCCGAGCACCGCATTTGCCTTGGCGTCGATCTTGGCCGCAGCCGCGGGCGACAGCTTGCCCTTGTTGACCATCTGCGTTGCCCGAGCCTTTGCGTTGGCGGCGTGGCTCTTATCCGGCACGGGATATGACAGCCCCGGACCAGCAAACTTGCTCTTAGGAAGCGCCTTGCGCGCCTTGGTCGTCAGTTTCGCCATCAGATGCCCAAGGCG